GTAAAAAAGGAATAGTATTTCCATACACCCCAGTAATAACTTCTTCTATGACTACTGAATATAGTCAATACGATCTAATCCATAGTAACTATCCTATTCAAAGTTTTGTAAGACACAGACCAGGTAATATAAATATAACTGCACAATTTGTTAATCAAACATTGGAAGATTCACGATATACTGCTGGAGTTTTGCATTTTTTAAGTGTGGTTATGAAAATGCACTTTGGAACTCAAGATACTAATGCCGGAACACCGCCACCATTGTTAGAATTTTCTGCATATGGGTTGACTAATTTTAGTCGTGTTCCAGTATTTGTTAGTACTTTTTCTACAACTTATCCAGACGATGTAGATTATGTTTCGTTCAACGTGAATACAACAGGTAGAACTGATGAGGCTGGTTCGTATAATATAAATCTACCAGCAATGATGTCAATAACTATAGAATTATTACCACACTATCCAGCCAATATACAAAATACATTTGATCTTACTACTTTTGCAAATGGTAATCTTTATTCAGCAGGATTTATTTAATGGCAACGCAATATAAAAATAACAGCGTATATAAAAACACAAAGTTAAGAAAATATTATTTGGATATATTCGAACCCCCAATAATGTCTAATTTAGAAAATTATAATACTATTACATTAGAATCAAAATATAATTATAGACCAGATTTACTAGCATATGATTTGTATGGGCAAAGTGAATTATGGTGGATTTTTACATTTTATAATAGAGATACAATAAAAAATCCAATATATGATTTTAAAACAGGAACACAAATAAAAATACCAAAAAATATATCAGATATAGGATTTTAACAGTGAGCTATTTACCAAACCCTTTGAATAATTATTCAACTTATTCCTATAATATTGCATTATATATGGTTAATCCAACAAAAGTCGGTAACATAAATGATTTGTCTAACAAAATATTAATTGCTGATAATTCAAAAATAGCAAACTATAATATACAATCTGTTGAACAAATACATACTGTAGGAAATGATATCGTAAGAGCATCATATGCGAATAGATTTGATATAACAATAACAGAACCGAATGGAACTACATTTTTTAGCAAAATAGTAATGTCGGCACAGGAGTTACAGATATACAATCATATATCTGCAATGTATATAATTGAAATAACATTTCCTGCAAGAGACAATCAAAATAAACCAACTAGATATCCTTCTAAATTTTATTATCCAGTAATTTTTACTACAGTGACTGCAAATATAGATAAAGGTGGTAGCACCTATAATATAGTTGCATATGAAAATTCTACTACAGGATATAGTTACTTAAATGTAGTTTCAAAATCAACACTTTCTATAACAGGAAGTACAGTTGGAGAAGTTATAACAGAACTTAATAATGCATTAAATCGTGCAGAAGAAATAAGTTGGATAACTGATATTAATACACAACACAAAAATGAATATGAAATAACATTTGATGCCGATACCAAAGATTGGGAACGCTGGCCTATAGAATCTGCTGGTGAAAAAATAAATTCAGATTATATAAGTACAGATGGTGACAAAATAATATTTAACATGATCTATGGAACAGATATAACAGAATTTATCGGGATCATATTAAAATCAACGGTCGAAGGTAAAAAAATACCAGCATATGCTGGTGGCACTATTCGTGCAAATCCAAGTGAGCCAGCTACTAGTGGAGCATCTAAAATTCCATATACATACAAAGTTATTTCAAATATAACAAATACCCAATATGATTTTTTAAAAAACGATTATGCTAAAAAAATAAATTATAAAATAAAAAAACATTTAGCTACAAGTTTAATAGTTGATCCAGCATATGTCGCACAAACAGTAGGAAAGCCTGCCGAACAACAAGTTAGAATATCTAGCTTAAGAGATTCTGGAATGCTTCGTAAAAGATACGATTATTTATTTACTGGTCGCAATACAGAAGTGATAAATTTAGATATGAAATTGCAAAATACATTTTATACAATGACACCAGTATATGGTGGACAAATTAATGATCCTATTCAAAATGCAACACAGGGAAATACTCCTACCGCAATACAAGAAAAAATAAAAAATATGTCTCAATTAAAAAGTAGAATTGTAGAATTTTCCAGAGCAATATCTTCCCGAATTGATCCATTTGTTAAAAGAGAATTAGAACGACAACTTGAAAATGCCAAACAAGAATTCCAAACAATGTTTGTTCCAGAAGATATATTGTCATGTAAATCTCCTATTATGCCATGTCATCCAGATAAGTCGGCACAAGCAACAACATCAGGACCAAATACCAATTCAAATGAGAGTAGCGAACTTATGATGGGTGCAGTTAATGCAAATATTCAAAATAGTGGTGATTTACTAGAAATAGAAATAAATGTAAAGGGAGACCCATACTGGTTGGGAAAACCAAATAGTTTTTATTCTTATAGTATAGCAGATGATTTGGCAGATTATGAAATTGGTGGAAATATGTTTTATCTACGAGTTAATTTACCAACAAACGAAACAGCTAATGGAAGAAGGCTAGTTCAACCAGACTTTACATTAACTGGTGTATATCGCGTAATAAATATAATATCACAATTTAGAAATGGCATGTTCACTCAATTTTTAAAAGCGTATAGAGATACGAGCATACAACCTGAACTAGTTTTGTCAGAGTTAGAAAATAATAATAATAAAACTAAACCGTATTCAGAACCAATTGTTGGCCCACGATGATAGGAACAATATAAATGGCATCAACAAAAAACACATATAACAAAAAAGTAAGAGACAATTATAATCAGAATATTAATACCAATGGTATCAATATTCCAGCAGGAATATATTTAGGTATAGTAGTTTCAAACATAGACCCCCAACCAGAATTGGGGCTAGGCAGAATTAAAGTTCATATAAGTAGTTTATATTCTCCAATTACCCCAATGGGAATGACAGGTGCTTCTAGTTCTACTAATTCAAGTGCAACGCCAAGTCAGTCAAGTAATCCAAATATTAGTGCAACCGCAGAAGAATTTTTAGGTGCAGTTTGGTGTCTTAGAATTACTCCATTTGGCGGAACATATACAGATGGTGGAAACCAAATGTCTAGTGGTATGTTTTATCCTGCCCCAGATATTGGTAATCGTGTGGTTGTAGCGTTTTCTGGCGACTTTGACAAAGGTATTATTTTAGGAGTAATACCAAATCGTGTAGAAAACATGGCTGGTCCTACTGCAAAACAAACAACAGAAGGAACTATTACTGCTGCATATGATATTCCTAATACTAGAACAAGAGAAGGAGAAAAAGCACCAGAGCATCCGCAAGCAACTGCATTGCGAGAACAAGGATTAAATGATGATTCTATTCGCGGCCCAAGTCAATCAAATCCTTTACGAGATTCTAATGCAAAAATAGTTGCTATTAGTTCTCCAAAAGGTCATTCTATGACATTAGATGATGGAACTTTTGAAGATGATACTAGCAATAATATAAGAATAAGAACTGGACGCGGTGCACAAATGCTAATGGACGATAATCATGGTTTTATTTATATTATAAATCAAAATGGATCGGCTTGGATGGAACTTAATAGAAATGGTGATATTGATATATTTTCTGGTGGAAGTATTAATATTCACACTGCGGGAAATTTTAACGTACACTCTGATGGTAGTATAAATTTTCAAGCACAAGCTGGAATTAATATGAAAACTTGTGGAAATTATCGTGTAGAAACGTCTGGTGGAAATATAGATATGTATTCTTCTAATAATGTTAATATTACTGCGGATGTTAATGGTAATTTAAAAATGCCAGGTGGCATTAAAGTAACTTCAGATCGTATAGATTTAAATGGTGCAGTTGCAGAAACGGCAGCAAAGCCAGAATCAGGTTCATTGATTGGAAACAAAAATGTAACAGAAAGTATTTCTAGCAGAGTCCCAGAGCGAGAACCATGGAGTGGGCATTTGGATTATGGTTTAGTAAATGTATCTACTGGTGGATTAACTGAAGATCAATCTACTTATCCCGGTGCACCAATTGACCCACAAGGTGCAAACGTAGAATACCCTCCTGCCGATCCCAATTTTCCAAGTGGGTATATAAGATTTAGGGACAGTGTTAATAGAAGAATTGATCCATCGTTGTTATCAGTAGTAGAAGATATAGCTAGACAATTTGGAAGACCATTAGTAATTTCAAGCGGTTTTAGAACACCAACTACAAACACTGGTGCAAAAAACAGTATGCACTTAAAAGGTCGTGCGGTTGACATCAGTTCAGAAGGATTATCTAATGCCGATAGATTAGAATTAATAGCTATTGCAAGTAGCAAAGGCATTGGTGGCATTGGAGTATATAGTGGTGGTAGCCTTCACTTTGATAATGGTAGCCGCAGAGCATGGGGCGATAGTTTTAGCTATGATAGATCAATTCCAAGCTATGCCAGAGCCGCATTGGCATCACATGCAGGAAAGGCATCGGTATGATAAAAATTGTATCGCCACCATATAGAATACAATGGGAAACATTTAGCAATGTAGACAGATTTAAATCTGATTTTAAAGTTTTAACACCTTTAGTTCAATGTTCAGATGAATTGATACCTATAGTATTATCTAATTCTAGATTTAGAATGTATAGATATCAAGATACAGTAACAAATTTTTATAAAATAGGATATGGATATGGAAATTCAAATACTCCATATGGTATGACAGAAAGCGAAGCATATGGTGAATGGATAGCAGAATTCAAGAAAAAAGAATCAAGCTTACAAAAACAATTACCAATACCGTCTATTACTGTTAGCCAATTCGATGCATTGTTGTCTTTATATTTTACAACTGGTTCGTGGAGAACTATAGAATCTGATGAAGGAATTTATGATATAAGTTCTGCTATAAAAAACATGCAATGGTCATTGGTTGCTGATATGATAGCAAATGGAAAAGTCAATAGAACACAGAGACAATTAGAAGCAAAACTGTTAATGTTGGGTGATTATAGAACAGATAAATCTAGAAATTGGCTAAGAAACGAAGGCATTCAATATACCAGAACAACATATATTAGAGGAATAACTGACGCCTTAGCAAAAAAACAAGCAGAGATTTCATATTACAGACAGACAATGGGTACATATTTACCAAACTTGACTGAAAATAAAAAAAGAGAAATTTCAAACCTAGCTACCAAAATATAAAAAAACACATATTTAAACTTCATAAATAGATATATGGCAAACAAATTTATAGGTTATTCAACAGTAGATAAAGATTTTGGTAGTGTTACATTGGAAGATGTAGAACTAGCCAAACGAGATTTATTAAATCATTTTAACACTAAAAAAGGCGAAAGATTAGGCGAACCACAGTTTGGTAGTATATTGCCTTTTTTGGTGTTTGAACCATTAGACGACGATACTATATTTGCGGCAGAAGATGACGTAAGAGATGTAGTAAATTTTGATCCAAGATGGAAATTACTTAACGTTGATGTTATAGTGGGAGAACATACAATAGAATGCAATCTATTGTTAGAGTATGTTCCTAATACAACTGTTGAGAAATTATATCTAAAATACACAACAGAAGAAAGATAAAATATGTCACAAATTGCAAGACAACGAAATCTATTTACAGCAGAAGATTTTACAGTAATATATGATAGCTTTAAGCAAGCTAATTTTCAATCATATGATTACGATACTATAAGAACTGCAATGGTAGAATATATAAGAAATCGTTATCCAGAAAACTTTAATGATTGGATAAAATCTAGCGAATTTGTTGCGTTACTAGAATTAATGTCATTCTTAGGACATAACTTAGCATTTCGGGCAGATTTAAGTGTAAGAGAAAACTTTTTAAGTACTGCAGAAAGACGAGAAAGTGTATTACGTATAGCAGATTTTCTTGGATATAATCCAGCTAGACCATATCCTTCTTCTGGATTATTAAAAATAAAATCAATTAAAACAACACAGAATGTATATGACATTAAAGGAAAGTCTTTAAAAAATAAAACAAAAATGTATTACGACGAAACCGATCAATCTAGCTATCAAGATTTTTTGTTAATATTAAATGAAGTTTTTTCAGGAACCAATAAATTTGGATCACCATCAAGTACTGCATATATTGATGGAATTGAAACACATGTATATCAACTTAACAATACCACTAATACTGCTAGAAATGCAGCTATGTCTTTTAGAGCAAGAGTAAATGGAATACAGCAGAATTTTGAAATACACAATACTGATATTTCATCTGATAAAAAAGTATTAATTGAACCATCACCGAATCCATCGCGTGGTTTCAATGTAGTATATAAAAATGATAGACAAGGATTATTAAGCACTGATACTGGATTTTTTGTTTCTTTTAAACAAGGAACTACTGAAAATTATGATTATGTTATAAATTCACCAATACCAAATATGTCAATTGATGTATTGGCTCAAAATATTAACAATATTGATGTTTGGGTTCAAAATGTTGATGAAAGTGGATATATTATAAGTGAATGGACAAAAGTAGATAGAGAATATGGTGCTAGTGCATTATTCAATACATTAAATAAAAATATAAGAAAAATATTTTCCGTAAAGACATTACAGAATAATAGCGTTAGCGTAGTATTTGGTGATGGAAATTTTGCAGAAATGCCTTCTGGAATTATTAGAATATGGTATAGAAGCAGTTTAAATCAGTCATATGTAATAAATACAGACGATATCGGAACTGTTAGCTTTTCGTTAAATTATGTTGGTTCTGATAATAACGAGTATACTGTTACATTTACTGCCGAATTGGAAGATTTGGTGACTAATGCTAGTTCTGCCGAAAGTCTAGTATCAATAAAAGAAAACGCTGGGCGTGTGTTTTCCACACAAGACAGAATGATTACTGCTGCTGATTATAACGTGTATCCACTATCTGCAACAAATAATGTAATAAAAATAAAAAGCGTAAATCGAACATATAGCGGACATAGCAGATTCTTAAAATTAAATGATCCAACGACACAATATCAAAACGCAAACTTGTTTGGAGACGACGGCTATATATATTATGAAAATATTTTGGGAAAAGACATAATACCATTTTCTACTACATATACAAAAAATCAGATATACGATCTATATGTTAAAAAAATAATAGAAAATCCAGAATTAATAAATTTTTATTATAATAAGTTTAATCCATATGTAATTACTTATCTTACTGCTAACTTTAATGCCACTAAATTTGAATGGCAACAAATAACAAGTGGACCGAATTCTAGTTCTGGTTATTTTACAAGAATTGCAGAACCATTTAACACATCTGGAACTGAATCTGTTATACGCCGTGTTGGTATGTTGTCTGATTTCCAAGAATTGCAAAACTTTGCAAAAGGATCAATCGTAGAATTTATCGACCCTGTTAATAACAACGAGTCAATATGGGCTAGAGTTATAGATATTTTTCAAGATGGTCTTGGATTAGATGATTCTTTTGGAAATGTTACTGGAATAGATGCTAAAGGACATGGTTCTATAAAACTATCAAAATTAATTCCAGATGGATTTGTATTAAAAAGTATGTATTATTCATATAATAAAAAGTTTACTGAGTCTGAAAAAATTGATATTATAGCAGAACTCACAAATAAAAACACATTTGGTATACGTTATGATTATAATTCATTATCATGGAAAATAATATCTGCCAGTAATCTTGCTAATTTAACGGCAAATAGTGCAAATAATTTTAGTTTAGATAATGCAGGAAACCTTTCTGGAAACAACGTAGATAATAGTTGGTTAATTAGATTAGATTATCAAGCAGATAGTTGGTCTATAACTTACAGAAAATTTAGAATAATATTTGGTAGCGAAAATACATTAAGATTCTATAATCAAAATTATAAACAAAAGTTTAATATCGAAACTGGAAAACCAGAAAGAGATAAAATAAAAATATTAGCTGTAAACACAACTAGTTCAACAGTATCAACACCAATAAACCGCTCAATTGATTTGTTTATATATAACTATTTTTCAGAACCCAATGGATATACTGACGATCATAAGGTAATTGTAACACTATCAGATATAGATAATGACGGATATCCAGATAATCCAATGGCTTTGGAAACTTTTATAGATGTTAATAAAATAAATCTAGGAAAATTTGTAGAAGATGGATATTCATATACTGCATATTCTCCTGTAGGAAATATACAAGTCGATGGAAGAAACAATATAAAATATCAGTTTACTCGAATAGCCGATACTGAACAAAGAATAGACCCTGCTGTATCTAATATCATAGATACTTTTGTTTTAACTAAAAATTATGACACGTTGTATAGAAATTGGATAAAAGTAGATAGAAACTTAGAAAATATACCGACAGCACCTACTAGTGATGATTTATCAATTCAATTCAATAATATTGAAAGTAAGAAAAGTATAAGTGATACAGTTATCTATCGGAGTGTAAAATATAAATCATTATTTGGATCAACATCAGATGTAGGATTACAAGCCAAATTTAGAGTAGTTAAAAGTGCAGGAACTAGCTTAACTGATGTAGAAATAAAAAGCAGAGTAATGGAAAATATACAAAACTTTTTTGATATAAATAATTGGGACTTCGGAGAAACTTTTTATTTTACAGAAATGGCTGCTTATATACATAACAAAATGGCTGGTATAGTTGGAAGTATGGTAATTGTACCAGTACAAGAAAGCAGTGCATTTGGAAACTTATTTCAAGTAACACCAAACAGTGATGAGTTGTTTATTCCAGATGTTAGCTTAGATAATATAGAACTAGTAACCTCATATACTGAAGACAATTTAAGAATAAGAAGATAAGGATAATATAATGGATAATAATAAAAATTTTACTCAATCTGGTGAGTCTGCTATACCACAAGAAATTAGAAATTCATCAGATTTTTTACCTTATATTATCAATACAAAAACAAATAAAAAGTTTTTAGAATCTACATTCGATCAATTAGTTAGTTCTGGTACAACCGAACAAATAAATTACTATTGGGGTAGAGTATCAGGTTCTACATTTGTATATAATAACGATGTGTATAATTATGAGCCAAATTCGCTAAGACAAAATTATCAATTTTCTCCAGGATTTACATATCAAGAAAATGATGCTACGCAAGCATTATCATATGTAAATATTATAAATCATTTGAAAAATAACGGATATGATATTAACGACGTTGATAGATTATATTCAAATAATGGTTACACCTTAGACTTACCTATAAATTCTGATGCATTTATTAATTATATAAATTATTTTTGGATTGATTTGACAATACCAGTATGTTTGATTAATGCTACTCAACAAAATCAAATATATATTGAAGATATAATAAATTCACCAAATTACACAACTCCAATACTCAAAAACAACAAATCATTAAAATTACTAAATGGTATGAGAGTATCATTTACAGGAAACAATATAAATTTTGGTTCTAATAATATATCACGTGATGCAGTTTATATAGTAGGAGGTGTTGGAAATAAAATATATCTTACTGAAGAAATAGACAAAACTGGAAAAAATATAAGACCAGGAATAGTATCTTATTCTTTAAAAAATCCAACATTATATGGATCATTGGGTTCTACAGTATTTACATATGACGACTCGATTTATACTTCTGGCGAAAAAGAGTATATAGTTATAGATGCGGCATCTACTAATGCAAACCCATGGAGTCGTGTTAATAAATGGTTAAGCAAGTATGCAATTTTTGAAATATGCAATTATAATGAAATACCATTTAATGAAATTGCAAATATCAATAGTAGAGCAAAACGTCCTATTATAGAATTTAATGCAGATATGGAATTATATAATAGCGGTTTATATCTTCGTGAAACAGTAGAACATATTATAGATTGTAATAACATAATAAATCCAACGATTGATATCGAAGGAAAACCAGAATATATTTACTCTAATTCTTCGTTTAATGATACAGACCTTGTTTTATTTTTAAATGCAGATAATACATATTTTAATAATAAAATTTTTACAATACGATATGTTGGTGGTGAGATAACATTACTTCCATATATAACTTTATTTGAACCAAATGAAAAAATATTAACAAAAACTAGCAATGTAACCGAATACATTGGTGCTGAACTATATTGGAATGGTTCTAAATTTATATTTGGGCAACAGAAAAAATCAAGAGGAAGTAGCCCTTTATTTAATTTATATGACGAACATGGTGTGAATATAAGTCCTATAATATATAATCAAAATGGTGTGAATATAAGTGCATATCAAAATTCAAATTTTTACGGTGATGCTATATTTTCTTATATAACTAGCACAACATCAGTTGTAGATCAAGAATTAGGAATTCAAGCTAAAACAAATTCTATGACATCTACTGAATTTATGTTTACTTTTATGAATAAAACATATGGTTCTACTGATGAAGCCATGCACTATGATAATATAGAAGGGTTGTATTATTATAAAAATAAAGAGAATGATAAGCTATATACAATTTGGAATCCTTTAAAAAATACACAAAGAGTCCCAGTATTTGAAACAAAAGTATCTGAACAAGATAATATAGAAATACAGTTTGATCTTGGAAATAGCTATAGTGCATCGCTAAATTATATAGTAACAAATGAATCCGATTCGTACAAATGGTTTGTTTATGATAAAACTGGAATATCTCTAATTGGTGATAATAGTGAACATGTTATATTCCAAAAAAATAAACAATATACAATAACTCCACTTTTAAAAGCAGAAAATATATTACAATTTGTAAACCAATATGGCGAAACAGATAATGATATAACTTATAGTTACCAAACTGATGGTAAAATAAAACTAAAAATAGAATCAACATATTCTTATAATTCTATCGGATATAAAAATGCAACTAATAATATTAATGGAAAAATATATTTAACAAATAGTGATAACACTATTACTTGTTATAAAAATGGAACAAGATTTACACAATATAATATAGAATCAAATATATTAAAAATATCTTCTGATGTGAAAAAAGGTGATGTATTTGAACTATCATATATTTCGGATAATGTAAATAAATCACACGATGTTGCTCCAATATTTTCAAATAATCCATTTAATAAAGATATAGATAATATAAGTTATAGTGATATTTTAATGCACTTACAAAATCAAATGATAACAAATCCTGCATTTTCTGGATCAGTTACAAATGAAAACAATTATCATTATATCCCAAAAATAAACACATATGGTGGAATAATTCGTCAACAGTCACATTCACCAGTAATACATAGTGTATTGACTTCTAGAGAAACTAGTGAACCTACTGCTGCAATGCATTCTGTTGCTATAGATTATGCAAATTTTACACTTTATTTTAAAAACAAAGTAAAACAATTGTGGAATACTCGCAGTTGGGATAATGTAAGAGATTTAGTAAACACTGCACTTACAGAAATTAATATAGGAAAATCTTCTGAATTTAAATATGCAAATAGTGATATGGCATATTATGAAAATGGTAAAACTATATCTTATCAAATAAAAAATAATACTAACACGTTTTCATTGCTATCAGAAATACATTCTTTTGGATATAATAAAATTCCAACATACATATGGATTTCAGAAAATTCTGGAACTGGATATAAGACTAAAATATTAAAGCATAACACAGATTATACTTTTTCAGGAAAATCAGTAGTATTATCTTATGAACCTGTATACAGTGTTCAAAATCCTGCGACATTAACAATAACACAATATATAGAGCCATCTTATAGCTTTATACCTTTTAGTTCAGTAAAGTTAGGATTAGAAAAACCATACGATGTAAAAATTTCAAATGGAAAATTAGAATTGCATGATGGTAGTTTTTATAATTTAACATCAAGTGATATTTTAGATATGAATTCAGTTAACTTTGATGTAGTTGGTGCCGCATTATATGATCTTGAACTTCGTATATTAAATAATTTACCAGAACAACATAATAATATTGAAAATGTAACCCAATTTATGCCTAAATTTAAAATATATGGTTCTACTATAGAATGGGAAGAATTTAGAAATAACATTATAAAAGAATTTTATTACTGGAAAAATAGTTTTGATTATGGCAATAAAACTATAATTCCTTGTGATCCAACTAACGAGTTTTCGTGGAACTATACTACCGTTGGATTTGGTATACCTAGTTGGAGAGGAATATATCTTTATAATTTTGGAACTATTAGACCTAACACTCATCCGTGGGAAATGTTAGGACATAATACAAAACCATTGTGGTGGGACACACATTATAGTTGGACTAATTCTACCAAAAGGCAGAAACTAATTAATAGTTTAAAATTAGGAATTACAGAAAATCCATCACTTACTACAAGCTATCCTAATCCAAACTATTCATTGATGCATTATGATTGGGATAATAAAACGCTAGTGACTACTTCTGGTGTTTTGAATGGTCCAGTCTCTGCTGAATTGGTTATTGCTCCAAGTAGTATCAACTATGTAAAGTCATTTGAATATGGCGATATGATGTATAACGATGAGTTAAATTGGATGCAATCAAGTGAATACACTTATTCTTTGATAATATCACTAATGAGGTTTATGCCAACAAAAATATTTGAAACTTATAGTGCAATAAATTCTATTGAAAAAAAGCAAAATTTATTGTATAACGCAATACAATTAGTATATTCGGATACTGGAACACGAACAACCCCAATACTAAGAAAAATACATAACGAAACTATTTTAAATTCTGGAATAAGGTCTATTAATATAAAAAATCAAGGATCAAATTATTCAAATCAAACAACCGTAACAGCAAAAATATCATCAACTGGTGATGTTGCAAAATTTTTACCAACTATAACAAATGGAAAAATTACTGCGGTAACTATAACTGAATCTGGAATTGGATATAAAAATGATATAGAGTTAATAGTAACTGATCCTACTTCTAATGGAAGTGGAGCGTCAATTATTGGAAACATATCTTCTACAAATATTTCTTATATAAATCCAGGAATCATGGCAGCTATTGTAGAATATAACAATAATATATACAATCCATCAGAACTTAAAAAAATAATAGAATCTATAAAATTCTCTCCTATTGTTCATATTGGTGGATATACTAGAAAACAAAATATAGATATTAAGCTAGATGGTAGTTATTTAAAAGGTAACGTATCTATTCCAAAAGAAGATTTTGAAGTAATCTTAACAAAAAATCCAACTATAAAATCAATATTCTATAGTGGTGTTAGAATTGAAAAAACACAGTCAAACTCATATAGAGTTTGGGGATTTGATATATTAAATCCAAATTTTGAAATATACCCACCAAATGTAAACGCATCAGTGGTTGCTGAAAAAATTAATAATTATTCAATTAAAAGATATTTAAAATTTAAAAATAATTCTATAAAAATTCCATACGGAACAGAGTTTATTAAAAGACAAGATTTGTATAATTTTATGATCGGTCTGGGCGAATTTTATAAAGTAAACGGATTTGAAGTAAATTGGTATGATGCAGCAAATGATGCCATATCATGGTCAATTGATGAAACCATAGTTGATGATTTTTATCAAAATGGTATAGGTAATTCTATCGTATATAACCAAGGTTCTCATGGTATTGTTGACCCATTTATTTCTGAAAAAATTTCATTTCCAAAATTGGTTGATAAGAATGGAAAATCAGTAGCTTCTAAAAATATACTAATAATACGAAATCAAACTGACACCGAAATTTCAAAAAAGAATCAAAATTTTGATTTATATGGAATCAGCGTAACAGTTAGCGAATATGAACATGTATTAGCATTGTCTCCTATAAGTCAATTTGGAGACGTAATATACAATGATGCATTGGGAATTGGACAAAAAAGAATAAAAATTTATGGTGAAAGAACAAGAAACTGGAATGGCAGAATCGAAGCAAATGGTTATATAGTAACCAGCAATTCTATTTTTGGAAATTTTGAAACTTCTGTAAGAGAAATGGAAAATGATTATGTTAATGCACAGGGCCGTCCATTAGATTTAAATATTTCAAAAACTTCACGATTTAATGTTGGATATTTAGAACCAAGTTATTTAAATTTAACTACTTCTGATAATAACACATTATATCAGTTTTCTATTGGTGAAAGAAAAAGTAAAGGAACGCTTGATGCGATAAATGCATTTACTAGAAATAAAGAATTATTTCAAGGAAATACGGTTGATTACGAAGTAAGTGAAAATTGGATGGTTAGACTTGGAGATTATGGTGATAAACGTAAGTCAAATCCCATTCAAGTTGAATTAGATAAATCTAGAATTAAAACAAACCCACAAGCGGTTCGTCTTAATAAGGTTCCAGTTTTTGATAAATTAGATGACATAGTTATTGATATAAGTGAAAAAGATACCAAATATATTGGTGGAGATTTTTCAAAACCTATATCTATAATGCCAATGAAAAATCAAAATTTACAAAATAATAATATATATACTAAAACAGAGTTAGCAAATATTTTTGAAAATTATTTAACAACTGCTGGACTACCATTAATAACGGAATCAACTCATGCATTCAAATCAATTGATGATATGAATTTGGCATTTGATTCATTAGCAGATTATGCCAACATAGAAAATTGGAGTTCTACTAAAGTTTATCGTCAAGGCGATAAAGTAAGATTGAATGGAAAAGTATATCAATTAATAATTGATAGTACAAAACTTAATTATAGTGGTGGAATATTATATGCAAGAGGAAATGTAACATTTCCTACTGCTTCTTCTGGGCAAACTTTTATAATTGGTACAAATTCTAATGATATGAAAACCGTAACATTTGAAAAAATAACATCACAAACTATATATGATCCTATAAAAATTAATGGAACTATAACTAATGCAACTACGCTAGCAAACAAAACTCTCATGTTAGATGGTAAAACTATTATTTTGCAAAAAACAGATAATACTACTGTATATCAACCTATAGAATACATTGGAACAGTAAGTTCACCCACATTCGATGGAACTTCTGGAAAAAGTTTGATTATAGATGGAATAACTATTAACTTAGAAAAAACAATTACCACAAATGAGCAAACAACTGCATTATCTGCATTAAATACCGCAATTGAAGATGTAAAAATTTCAACAGCTATTGCATTGGTAATTTCATCTAATAGAATACAAGCATTTAGAAATTTGAGAAGTGAATACCCAACATATGCGGATTGGACTACTTTCATTGATAATTATTTTAGTGGAATATATGATACATATGGATTAAATATTCCTTATTTAAATACCCAAATTTCAAATAGCACTATAGAAAGCAAAACTGAAAAGTTAAATGTATTGCGAAATTCTGACATCGAGTTGATTAATGCTATAAAAAATACTACTTATAGCAATACCGACTTGCCTACTCTTTCGGCAAGATCAGAATCAATTGATGCTATAACTAATTCAAGTGTTGCATCTAGAATATTTTCTTCATTTTACGCTGAAATAAAATCATCTAGGGCAATAAGTTCTGAAACTATTTTGATTATTGATGTTTTAACATATCCTATAAAATGGAATGTAGACTTATTAGTTGATAAAATTAATTCAATATTTTTATCATCTGGAAAACCAAGATTAATAGCATCTAAAACTTTATTAAACAACTTAAAAATAACAAAAACAGCAATTGCTCAAGATAATACCCTTGTTATTAGTTCTGCAACGGCAAATAATGATGTTGGATTTATTGCTTCAACTACCTCATCTAATATATCTGTACCTAATTCTAGTATAATTACATTATCTGAAATTGTTAATTTAATAAATCTTGCAAAAATTACAAATGTTAGAGCTAGTATAACTAGTGCAAATGGAAATAGTGTATTAACTATTACCAGTAGCAATCCTACACTTGTTATAGGAACTGCATCTGCCAATACAGATATTGGTATAATTGCTAATCAATATGTCGCTCAAACTACACAATCCAATACAGAATCAGAATTGCAAATATACGATATTATTACTCAAATTAATAACGAAAGTATACCTAATATAACCGCGAAAAATGTTAATAACTTCTTGGTAATCGAATCATCAGGCAATTCTCTTATTATAGGAAATGGAACTGCTAATATCAAGCTTGGTATATCACAAGTAGAACAAAATGTCAGAGAATATGTAGATAATTTATTTGTCGAAAGCAATTGGCAACAAATAACCGATCCTACTGATTTTAAAATATGGGTTCAAGATAATATAGGTTATTTGTTAAATTCAAATACTACATTATCAGGATATAATATGTATCAATCATTCGATTTTGATATTAATATCATTGATATATGTCCGGGAGTAGAAGCAGATGATAATGCAATGATAACAGTTGGAAATGATTTGAATGTTTCTGTTGGTGATTATGTAGTGGTTCTAAATACTAATAGTATTCCAAATATAAATGGTATACATAAAGTTTTAGGCAAAACAAAATCTAATTCTTTCTTAATAGATGCATATATTGATACTAATGGATCAAATGGTAAAATATTATTATTAAAACCAACTCGTTTCTCCAGTTCACAAGATTTATTTGATACAATAACAAATGAGTTATATTCATCTAATGGCGGTGGATGGAAAGATGGTATGCTTGCATACGTAGACTATGTAAATTATCCTACCGAAGATTTGGATATGGATGGATATAGCAGAGGTGCTGTTTATAAATGCGTGTCAGATTATACATCCAATAATATATATTTTGAAATCGAAAGATATCAGAATAGAAAGACAAATAATAAAGAAATAAAAAATGCAATTATCTATAATGATTTCGTAAATTCATTAAGCTATCTTGAAATTTTTGATCCTGCAAAAGGATTAATACCTGGTGTTGCGGAAAACGAAATTGATTTTAAATCGCCATATGACGTTGCAATATATAATAATTCTACTGATATTGATGCATCTTTAGATAATTCTAATTATTGGGGAGAAGAACAGGTTGGAAAAGTATGGTGGGATTTGGATAATGCAATATATTTAGATTATGAGCAATCGACTTTAGAATACAGACAATCAAATTGGGGTAAACTATATCCAACTGGTAGCATTGATGTATACGAATGGGTACGAAGCTCATATTTGCCAGAAGAATATAACCAGTATTCAAATGCAAATATAAAAGTAGATGGTGTAGTTCTTTCAGGACAATCAAGATATGAATTAACGTCATATGGCGATACCGTATATTCATGGACAGAAGAAACAACATTTGATCCTATTATTGGTGCTGAAAAAACATATTATTATTATTGGGTAAAGAATAAGATTTCTTTACCTAATAATAAAAGAAAATATTCAGTAACTCAATTAAGACAAATAATAGAAGACCCAACCACAGTTGGTATACATTGGGTTGCATTTAGTGATTATAATATTTTGTTATTAGGAAATATATCATCATGTGTTTCATGTGCTGGATCAGTATTACAAGTAAACTACGCAAATGAAAATACTGCATACCATCAAGAATATACATTACTTGCTGAAAATAGTAATGACACATTTATTCCAGAATGGTTGCATATTGGACTTCGTGATAGTGTTGCAGGTGAAGATAAAAGCATTTATGATTTTAATTATACAAACTGGTCATCAAACATAGTATACTTAACTGGTAATGTAGTAGCATATAATGATCTTTATTATATTTGCCTACAAACCAATAGTTCAAAAAACCCAAAACAAAATATAACTTATTGGAAAAAATTATACTCTGCTAAAGAAATATTTGATGATAAAACACAAACTAATGTAATAAGAGTATCGGCTCCAAGACAAGTGCCAGATATCTGGCTGCATCGTTTTTCAAGATATGGAAATTTAGTAACACCAAGACAATCTTGGATTATGAACCAAATCGAAGCAAGAAGAGTGTTTATAAGTAAAATTAATAAGTTAGTTTCTAAAATAAATGTTGTTAGTGAAATAACAGCATGGGACAAAGTATTAAATTCTAACATAACAGTTGATAATACTGTTTATAATATGAATGATTATTGGAAGTTTATTGATTGGAAAGACGAATTATTTGATTCTTCTAAAAAAATTGATAAAATAGTAAATTATAAAGATGATTTGTATGATATAGTAAATCCAATTCAAGGATATTCTGTAAAAGTAAACTTTGCAAATATATATGATGGAATATATAATTATTCGATTTACAAATATGATTTTGGTATTTGGAAAATTGTGTATAAAGAACGTGGGACATTCCAGTTTATAGATGAACTATGGAATTCATATCTAACTGGTGCAGGATGGGATACTGCATCGTGGGATAGAACTGGATGGGACAATGTTCCTGCGATAGTTTTACAAAGTATTTTTGATACTTTAAAAAATGACATATTTGTAGAAAATTACGAAGCTATGTATGCAGATTTGTGGTTTACTATGGTAAAATATATCATCAGCGAACAAAATTCTATTGATTGGATAATCAAATCTACACTAACCGATGTAACTGTAAAATATGCAATGAAAGAGACAAAATCGTATATACCAGATATGGTCGATAGTCTAATAGATTATTTTAACGATATAAAACCATTCCATACAAAACTCAGAAACTTTACTGCAAAAAGAAGTATAAGTGATGATTTTATTGTTTCTGTACAAGATCATGGAAAAAAAGCATCAATGACATTACAATATAATCAACATACTGAAAAAAACTTTACAGAACTAAATCTAAATGGTGGAAATAATTGGAATTCTTCTAATGATATAGATTATAGTAATTTCAATACAACCACATATGATTACATATATGATGGTAATAAATTTATACAACCTAAAGAAGAAGGATGGGCATCTGAACTATTTCCTATGCGTATGACTGATGCAGTTAGAATTCTAATAACTAGAAATACAAACGGCAGTGTAGAAAATAGTAATTCAGTATACCCAATAATTTTTTCTGATAAAGACGATAAACTAGAATATTCAAAATCTACAGCAAATACTATTACTACATTATCTAATGCAGTTCTGTCAACTGATACTATAATCCAAGTAACTGATATTACTAAATTATGGAATCCAGCTATTTCTGGTGTTGCTTCGGTCAGAGGTATCATATGGATAAATGGTGAGCGTATAACTTATAGAAATATAGAAGGAAACAAACTATTAAATTGTATAAGAGGAACCAAAGGAACAGTAGCAAGAGGGTATGCATTAAATGATTTGGTGTATTCTGCCAATTCAGAATATGTAACTATAACTCCACCTGAATTTGAATTAAAAGTTCATGACTGGGACACTGATCTGTGGGATGCTACACTATGGGATAACCCACCAGTGCTTATCGTAAAGATATAAATAAACATATATAAAGTTAGGTGAACGGAATGTATAATTTAGAAGAAAAATCAATAGCCAAAATAGTAGGTCATGTAAAAATAATTGATCCTGATACTGGCGAAGAAATATTAAACAAGAGAAATGCAATAAATTATGAAAATATGAGCATTTCTCTTGCTTATCTATTAGGCGGAACACAATCTGGTCTAGGGCAAATGTTTGGTATATCACAAATGGCATTTGGAAATAGTGGTGTAGTAGTAGATTCTTTAGGAACTATCAACTACCAACCGCCGAATACAGGGACTACAACTGGGTCATTATATAATCAAACATATAGTAAACTAGTGGCAAATTTGGCATCTGCTAATCCAGAAAACAATATTTCAGTATTGCATACTGCGGGAACATCATATTCTGATATAGTGGTAACGTGCACTTTGGGATATAGTGAACCATTAGACCAAGATTCTACAGATTTATCTACCACATTTAATGGAAATTATATTTTTAATGAAATTGGACTACTTGAACCTAATATAGATAGTATTACACAAGGTGCTACACTAACTCACATAGTATTTCATCCAGTTCAAAAAAGTGCAAATCGTAGAATTCAGGTTATATATACTATAAGAATTTCAGTAGGATCATAAAATATGCCATATACAGTAAATTATACAAACCCAAGTAGAACGCCAATATCTATACTAGATACTACTGCTAATAATTCGACTTCGTTAACATTAATCGGAAAACAGTATGATCAATATGGAGAAGTCATAGCAGAAAATTTTGTAAAATTATTAGAAAATTTTTCTTATACATCTGCTCCAAATAATCCAACACCCGGCCAAGTATGGCACGATTCTGGAAATAAGAAATTAAAAGTGTTTGATAATGCTGGTATATGGAAACCGTTGTCCGCAGTTTATACAGGAATAACATCGCCAGTTACTAATGCTGCACAAGCTAGTGGTGATTTATGGGCAAATACTGCTACTGGAGAAATATTTATTTACAATGGTAGTGCTTGGATAGAATTGGGCACACAAACTCAAAATACTGGATTAAGAACAACTAGTAGAATTGACAATAATACATCAGCAACTCATTATACCATAGAAGCAGTTAATGATACTAAGACTGTTTTTGTTATTTCTACTGAAGATGGATGGACCCCTGCTGCTAGTGAAAAATTACCAGACAATTCTGTTATGAATTTGTCATATCCAATAATATACAAAGGCATAAATTTTGATATAACTGGTGCATATGGTGTGCACAATCTTTCTACTACTAGAATAAACGTTGGTCGTGGTAATGTTATATTGCAAAATAATAGCTTTGATGCAGTCGATGGTGCAGGAATTACATTAAAAACTTCTGATAATCCGATTAACGGTAGTATTTTTTCGGTAAGAAGTTCTGGCGATACAAGCAGATTATGGGTAGGGCAAACTATTACCACCACAGGAAAAAATGACTTTTATGTTGGATTTGATGGATCAACTGGGCAAGAGTATGATGCAACAAAATATAATATAATGTTGGGATTAGACGGAAATATTTCTGCAAAATCAATAACAGGAAATTGGATAGCCACATCTGCTGAATCAATTACCGGAACTATATCAAATAAAATAGTAACTCCTTCTACTCTTAAAGCAGCAACAGATGCCAGAATAACAGCACATATATCTAGTGATGATTTATCTCGTGCAACACAGGCTGAAGCTACTAGTTCTCTGGCTATAGCCAATATGGCAAATGATAAAGTTATGACACCTGCAAGAACAAGACAAGCCATTGAACAATATTCTCCTAGTATAGTTTTACAGCAAATAAATACTTATATGTCTGGTAGTTTAAATCCAAATGGATATCAACGTTTTGCAAATGGATTATTATTGCAATGGGGAAAGGCAACAGTTAGTGGGAATTCTTCCATAACAGTAACATTTACACAACCATACACATCTAACGAAACTGTTTTTGCAGTAATATCTACCCCAATCGGGACAACGGCGGGCGGTGGAACAGAAGATTTTTGGGGAGTATTTAACATAACAAAAACTACTTTCGAACAACATACTAGATATGATGGAACCCGATCATTTTATTGGGTTTCTCTTGGTATATAAATAGTATAAAGGAAAAAAAATGTCTTATAATGTAAATTATTCCGATAATACCAAGTCTCCTCTAATTGTAGACGATAATTCTGTTAATTCTCAAACTAGTGTAAATTTAGTTGGAAGAAAATATTCTCGATATGGAGAAGCAATATCTGAAAACTTTCTTCATCTTTTAGAAAATTTTGCTAATGGTACTGCACCACAATCTCCAATTGAGGGACAATTATGGTATGATAAAACAAATAATATAATGAAATATTATACTAAAAATAATAAGTGGCAGTCATTCTCGAATATATTCACAACTAATGAACAGCCTCTTAATGTCGATAGCAGAGTAGGGGATATATGGGTTAAGCCTTCAACTGGAAAAATACATTTTTATAACAATAATGAATGGACAGAATTAGGTAGCAGCACTACTGTAATAATTAATGAATCTGGTGGTTCTTCTACTCCAACTCCCACCATAGTTAGTAATGGTATTGCTACTAAAACTCGAAAAGACACTCAAGGAAATTCTCATGTAACTTTAGAATTTATAGTAAATTCAAAAACAGTTTCTATTATTTCATCAGATGATGCATCGTGGATTCCTGCCAGCGTAGGTATAAATTCAGAATATCTAGAAGGCAGTTCAACGGTATTATTGGTAAGTCAGTTTCCATCAATTAAAAAAGGTATAAACTTAAATCCATCGGGAACAACAAAATATAATTTACATAATTATATTATATCAGAACTTGGTCCAGTAAAAATAAATGTTGGCCGAGGCGATGTATATATTGAAGAAAATCAATATGATAATTTTAATGGTGCGGGATTAACAATACGAACTTCGTCAAATCCAGTAGAAGGAAGTATTTTTTCAGTAAGAAGTTTTAATAATACAAGTAGATTATGGGTAGGACAAAATATCACATCAGTTCCGTCTAACGATTTTGGTGTTGGATTAGATGGAATATTAGGTGAAGAATATAAAGATTTATATAATATAAAACTTACTACTACAGGAACCATATATGCAAAATTTGCTGGTGGAGATTGGCTTGCAACCGAACAAGAAGCAAAAACAGGATCAATAACAAATAAATTAATGACACCAGCTACTACCAAACAGTTAGTTGACACTTATAATTTTGTTCCTTCTGGTGCAATTATGGCATTTGCTATGGAAACAATTCCTACTGGATGGTTAAAATGTGACGGAAGTTCAAGATTGCGTTCTGCCTATCCTTTACTTTTTGCAGCAATAAATACATTATATGGTCAAGGTAGTAGTAGTAATTCAACTACATTTAATTTGCCAGATTTTCGTGGTGCTTTCTTAAGAGGAAAAGATGATGGAAGAGGACTTGATCCAAATAGAAATTTTGGTAGTTATCAAGAAGATGAATTCAAATCGCATACTCATAAAATAACAGATACATCTAGCGGATCAAATGGAGATATGAATAATAGCTTTGATACTTCAGAGAATCTCAACCAAGGACAACCTGGTGATCCTAGCAGACCATATGTAGAAACTACTGCATCTGGTGGAATTGAAACAAGACCTAAAAACTATGCAATAGTATATTGTATTAAAGAATAAGAATATAAGGATCAATACATGACATATAGAGTTAACTATACGGACGACACTAAATCCCCAATAATAGTGCAAGATGGCGATGTTGACACCACTACTAATATAGGTATGGTTGGTAGAGGATATACTGGATTTGGAGAAGTTGTTGCTGAAAATTTCTTACATTTGTTAGAAAACTTTGCAGATGAAACACCTCCATCACGTCCAGTTGAGGGACAAATATGGTATAACAATGCTAATTCTTCAATGTATTACTACACTGTTGCAGAAACATGGAAAAAAGTAGGAAATGTAAGATCAGAAACATTTGAACCTATAATAAATGATGGAGAAGTAAATGGAGATTTTTGGCTACATACTACCAAAAATGATCTTTACATGTTTAGTAGCCCAAATTGGGTTTTAATGACTAATGGTGATATAAGCACAAAAATATATTCTAGAACAAGAAAAGACAACGCAACTCCTATCGGAATACATAAAACTTTAGAAGTAGTTGTTAATAATAAAGTTGTTGCTGTATTTTCTAGTGATATAGCACCATGGACTCCAAATTCTACCGGAACCAATGCAGAAATTCTAGATGATGGTTTTACTCCTATGGTTAATGTTTATAATTCAATAAAATTAGGCATAAATCTTATAGATAGAAAAACAATATCAGAAGTAACAGTTTCTACCTCTAATCCAACTACACAAACCACTAGTCAATATGTGCGTGAAGGTGACATGTGGATAAATAAAAATTCAAATAGATTATTCACATATACTACGAATGCGTGGCAACGAGTTAATAATTATGTAAAAGTTCGTGCCGCTGTTCCTGTAGTAGAAAATGATGAACAAACTGGTGATCTTTGGATTAATACATTAACAGACAGTATACATTATTATAATACTGCAAATAGTGCATGGGAAATATTAACACCAAATACGACATTTGCTATTACATCGCCTACTATAGCAAATGTCAAAAATACTGGAGATTTTTGGATTAATACTGTTACTCAACAATTATTTTCATATAATGGAAATCAGTGGATTAATTTGTCGTTCCAAGAAACAGGAACATTTATTATAACTAAAGACAGGTTAGATATTAATAATGTGTTACATAAAACATTAGAAACCATAGTTGGAGGAAAAACATTATCAGTATCTTGTGGCGATAACTCGACTTGGGTTCCAAATCAATCAGAACTATTATATGAAGGTGGCATATACGCTCAGAAATTTTTAAAAATAGTTCCTGGAGAAAATATGTCAAATGAAGTTGGTGAGATTATTATAACTACTACACCAGGCGATGCTCCTGCTGCTGCAGTAGAATATGATATATGGAAAAATTATGGATTGGTCCCTGCTTCTAGAATAAAAGTAAGAACGACTTCTGCTTGGATTACCCCACCACGCATTACAAATAGTGATACTGAACCAACCTCCCCAGCCCCAGCTAAATACGATGTATGGATAACTTTGTCTCGTTACATAATAAAAGTTTATAATGGAACTACATGGATATATCCAACTACTATTTACGAAAATGGAACTACCTCTGCCAGTTCAACAAGTGATAATAAAATATTCAACGGTATTGCCGCAAAACAAGCAATATCAGGCTCTATGGTAATAGACTATTTAGAAACTACGGTAAGCACAAATTTATATGAGTCAACTTACTTAGATGGTGAAGAGGTTAAAACAACAACATCCGTCGCAGGGGCGTTAGTTTATTTAGATCAAAGGCAATGGAGACCTGTCATAAAAGGAAATATTGTTGTTCGAATGACTATGACTGGATTAACTGGATATGAATATGAAGTCCATCGTTCCCCAATCGACGCAAACGGAAATGCGTTAGATAGTGGCAGAGTAGCCTACGAAACTTGGTCTACTAGCACTCCAGTTTCTGGAATTCAGACTTTAGTAATACCATTTATAGATGTAATTTCAGTATATCTACCAAGCTATTATCCAACTAATTTGGTAGGACCATATGAGGTAGTATACAGGCTACGAATGAAAAAGACTGGGACTTCGTTGAAAACAAAGATGGTTTCTATAGATTTACAACCATTATACGTTACTCCTGACAGTGTTGTTAGTGTCGGAAATGGCGACTTAGATTTATATCTAAACAATTATATATTATAAAAGGAAAAAAAATGTTAGAATTTTATGCATATAGTAAAACAAACGGAAAAATTGGAAATTCTGGATATTTTTCTCAAGGGTTTTCGCCAGTCTTACGAGAAAATCAAAAAATCATTTTAGGAAAACGTGCATCACCAGAGCAATATCATGATCTAGATACCGACAAATTGACACCACGACCAACGTTAAATATAGATGATATTACCCTAATAGTTGATCAAGAATATAATCCACCAAATATACCATCGGGAACTATAGTGAATGTAGATGACGAAGATGTTGGGATAGTGGATAATACTGGACTTATTTTGGTTTTCCCTGTTGCAAAAACTTATAAATTACAATTAAAGCCACCATTCCCATATTTTGAAAAAACTATAACAATAGAGGTTATTACAGAATGACTAAAATAATTATTAACAAACAAAAAGTCATAGACAAACAAATAGTCGAATTAAAAAAATTAAGAAATATTGCTTATATAAACGAAGCTGATCCAATATTTTTTAAATCACAACGTGGAGAAGCTACGGTAGCAGAGTGGCAAGCTAAAATAGAAGAAATAAAACAAAGATATCCATATCCGGGAGAATAATAATTAATGTTAGAATTAACAGTAAGTCAACTATCTAGTATACTACCAAACAATAGAGAAATTAATCAATGGTATGAAGCCATGATAAAAATATTGCCAAAATATAACATAACAACTGATAAAAGATTGGCTGCATTTTTATCACAAACTAGTCATGAAAGCTTAGATTATACGGTTTTATCAGAAAATTTAAACTATAGTGCAACTGGATTGAACACCGTATTTTTTAAGTATTTTAAAAATGCCGGAAGGGATGCAAATCAATATGCTAGACAGCCTGAAAAGATAGCAAATGTTGTATATGATGATGCAAATAGAACTAATAAACTAGGAAATACTGCACAAGGAGACGGATGGAAATATCGCGGTCGTGGTATAATCCAGCTTACTGGCAAAAATAATTATATTGCTTTTGCTAAAGATATTGGCATGACGCTAGACGAAGCAGTTGATTATGTACAAACTAAAGAAGGTGCATTAGAAAGTGCGGCTTGGTTTTGGAAAGAAAGAAATATAAATCTTGTCGCAGACACTGGAGATGTTGTTGCTGTTACTAAATTAGTAAATGGTGGCACACATGGACTAGCAGATAGAACTACTAGATACAATCGTATTATAAAAATATTAAATTCCAGCAATGTTCAAAGTCATGTGATTGATGAAGAAAAAGTAGAACCTGTAGTAGCAAAAAATAAATTACCAATTATAAAATTAGGTAGCAATGGTGAAGCTGTATCAAGAGTTCAATTATATTTAAAAATTCCAGTAACTGGAATTTTTGATAAAAATACACATGATTCTATTGTTAAATGGCAAAAATATAACGGATTATCGGCTGATGGTGTTGTTGGACCCAACACTTATAAAAAAATGAATATATCTTAACGATAACTCTTGACATCTGTGCGATTCTTGTATATAGTTTACTTACATTATGAAATATAACGGAGACATATATGACCAGAGTTTTTTCTGACGTTGAGAGAACAAAAATTAAGCAAATAATTACTGAAGGTGTTCATGTTACGAATGAAATAGAAGCACTTAGAGGTGGCTTAAACGATACTGTAAAGGCAGTTGCTGAAGAACTAGATATTAAACCAGCATTGCTGAAAAAAGCAATCAGAATTGCTGCAAAAGCAAATCGCGAAAAACAGCGAGAAGAATTTGATGAGCTAGAAGCGATACTAGAATCTGTATCATTGGGTTAATTAAAAACTCATAATAAATCAAAACGGGCATACAAGTGCCCGTTTTTTATTCACAGGAGAAGATATTTGAGTTATACAGATGCGTTCTTAGATAGAGATAAAGATATTATTCATGTTGTTGAACGTAGAAACAGCAAAAGACATTTTTTACAACATCCTGCAGTATATGTTTTTTATTATCCAGATAATAAGGGTAAGTATAAAAGTATATTTGGAGAAAATCTTACAAAAGTAGTATGCAACGGGAAAAAGCAGTTTAACAAAGAGAAAAGAATACATTCTAATAAGAAATTATATGAAAGCGACGTAAATCCAGTATTCAGATTTTTAGAAGAAAATTATCCAGAACGTATTGCTCCTGAATTAAATTTAGGATTTTTCGACTTGGAAGTTGCCTTTAATAAAGAACTAGGCTTTGCACCACCAGATGATCCATTCAATCCTATAACAGCAGTCGCGTTACATCTAAGTAACTTGGAAAAAACTATATGTTTGGTGGTAAAGCCTGATTCTTTTTCGAAGGAAATGGCTGAAAATATAGCAAATTCATTTCCTGATACATTTTTAATGGACAGCGAAGAACAGTTACTTCTTACGTTTTTAGATTTAATTGATGATGTTGATGTATTAAGCGGATGGAACAGCACAGGGTTCGACATTCCATATCTAGTTAATCGTATTGCTAGAACTTTGGGAAAAGAATATACCCGTCAGTTATGCTTATGGAACCAGTTTCCTAAAAAAAGAGAATATGAAAAATATGGCAAAGTAAATGAAACATACGATTTAGTAGGTAGACAGCATCTTGACTATTTGGAGTTGTATAGAAAATATACATACCATGAAATGCACAGTTATAGCTTAGATGCTATTTCTGAATATGAATTAGATGAGAAAAAGATTGCATACGAAGGAACGCTAGATCAATTATATAATCGTGATTTTCATACATTCATTGATTATAACAGACAAGACGTTGAACTATTAGTTAAATTAGATAAAAAACTACAATTTATTGATCTTGCTAACGTTATTGCTCATGATAACTGCGTAATATTGCCTACTACAATGGGTTCAGTTGCACAAATTGACCAAGCCATCATAAACGAAGCACATGCTCGTGGTATGATAGTTCCTGATCGTGTAAGAGAAAAGAAAAAAATACAAAAAGTCAAAGAAGTAGAAGAAGATTCATTTGAATATTATGACGACAGAAAATACTTTTCTGAGTTTAATGAAGATGATGAAACTGCGGAAGATTCTGATACAGTAGCTGGTGCATATGTTGCACAGCCAAAGATTGGAATTCATAAATGGATTGGTAGTATCGACTTGAACTCACTATATCCAAGCATTTTGCGTGCATTGAATATGAGCCAAGAAACACTTATTGGACAAATCAGACTAGAATTGACTTCGGAAATGTTATCGAAGTTTGAAACTGTTGTAAAAGCATGGGATGGAAAGTTTGCCACCCCAGAATACGAACTTGTTATGAGTAAAGATAAAGTAACTACTCTTCATTTAGATATGGAGAACGGAGAAAGTTATGACTTAACAGGGGCAGAGATATATGATTTGATCTATCATCGTGGATATCCATGGATGATAACTTCCAATGGAACTATTTTTACTACCGAAATTAAAGGGATAATACCCGGACTATTGGAGCGGTGGTATAAAGAACGTAAAGAATTGCAGAAGAAAGCAAAGTCATTTAAAGGCATAGATGATAAAGAATTTGTATTTTGGGATAAAAGGCAATTAGTTAAAAAGATTCTTTTAAACTCACTATATGGTGCGTTGCTAAACATAGGAAGTAGATTCTTTGATGCACGACTAGGACAAAGCACTACCTTAACTGGTAGATGTATTGATCGCCATATGGCTGCTACTGTGAACGAAATACTTACTGGATCGTATGATTATAAAGGTGATACTATCATATATTGTGATACCGATTCTAGTTATTTTTCTGCATACACTGTTTATAAAGATAAAATTGATAGTGGAGAAATTGTCTGGAATAAAGATACTGTTATCGAATTCTATGACGCAGTATGTGAAGAAGTTAATAAAACTTTCCCAGAATATATGAAAAACTACCATAATAGTCCTGATTCTTTTAATTATACTATTGCGGCTGGTCGTGAAATAATAGCTAGCAATGGTCTTTTTATTAAAAAGAAAAGATATGCCATCATGGTATATGATACGGAAGGTTATCGCGAAGATGCAAATGGTCCCGGTAAATTAAAAGCCATGGGACTTGATTTAAAACGAAGTGACACTCCTTCATATATGCAACAATTTTTGAAAGAAATACTTTTAGATGTTCTAATGGGACAAACAGAAATTGAAATACTTTCAAAAATAAAAGATTTTAGAAAAACATTCAGAGCAATGAATCCATGGGATATGGGAACACCAAAACGTGTTAACAAACTAACCTATTATTATTCGACTGAATATAAAATTGCAAAAGATGGATCAGAAGAATATAAAGGAAAATCACGTATACCGGGGCATGTAAGGGCAGCAATAAATTATAATAGATTGTTGAAATTACATAATGATAACTTTAGTATAAAGATTTCAGATGGAATGAAAACTATAGTTTGTAAGCTAAAAGACAATCCGCTTAACATAACAAGTGTTGGAATACCAACTGATGAATCTAGAATTCCAGAATGGTTTAAAGAACTGCCATTTAATACAGTAGAAATGGAAAATGCAATAATTACTAAAAAAATACAAAACCTATTAGGTGTATTGAAATGGGACTTGAAAAGTAGCTTAGAAAATACTACTTTTAATTCATTGTTTTCATTCGAATGATTTTTCTTGACAAACGACACAAAGTAGTATAATATAAACATAACATAAAATTGGAGAACACTGTATGTTAGAAATCAAAGATGTTATAAGCGACATCGTTAAACACACAGCCGTTGGGTTTATAGAACATGTTAAAATAACTGGTTCTGCCAACGAAACACTTATAGATGCAATGGATACCGATAGGACTGTAATTTTAAAAGCAAGGTTACATCAACCAATAACAGAATTTAATGGCGAAATTGGATTTGGCAACTTAGGTTTCCTAAAAGGTCTGTTGAATTTATCAAATTATAAACAAGAAGGAACTACATTATCTGTAGTTTCTCGTGAAAAAAATGGAATTACTATACCTGATCATCTTGTATTTAAAGACGAAACAGGAAATTCTGACAGATATCGCTTTATGAATAAAGAAACAATTGATCAAGTATTGCAAACTGTAAAGTTCAAAGGTGCAAAATGGGACGTGGTTATAGAACCAACTAAACAAAAAGTATCCGAATTACAAAGTGCTGCATCTATATATGGTGGCATAGAACCAAACTTCACTATTAAATTGGATAGTGGAGATATGATTGTTAATATTGGTGCAAATACTGGAAACTTTACTGCACGACGTGTGTTTGCAAAAGATGTTAAAGGTGATTATAAAGAAAATCATCCATGGCCCTTGTCTAAAGTATTAACTATATTAAACCTTGGGATGAGTGCAAAATGCACTATGTCGTTTTCTAAAATCGGAGCATTGCAAATTTCAGTTGATAGTGGAATTGGGCAATACGATTACATACTACCAGCATTAACTATATAATTTAAAAAAGGAAATATAATGTCTAACACAATTAGTATTAATGATATAAAGTTTGATTTACTAAAGATGATTGAATCATGGGATGGTATCCTAATGCAAAATCAATGGAAACCTATCTTTAATTTATTCGACGCATACCTGCGTGACCTTAAAGACGCCGGAACTATACGCGAATATAATGTCATTTATTCAGTTAGAGAAAATAGCATAACATATGATGTTAATGTTAAAATCAGCAATGAACGAAGCCCAAAAAAATTAAAAATACACGTTGGAACATTTCAGCATCCTTGGATTTCAAAAACTGAGAATGCATAACTAATGCGAGGGCTAATTGCCCTCACATTTTTATATAAGGATATAACATGGCTACTATTGATTATAAAGATTTAACTGTCCCGTCAACTTCGTCAATTTATAGTATAATAGATGATAGTTCTGTATATAATAACAATATTTTATGGGGTAATTCTGGGAGTAATCCTACTTGGCAAAATAATGGAACCATTCCAACTTATTCACAACCAATAACTTCTATTACTCCCAATACTACTTTAACGATTCCTACATCATTGACTGTAGATGGAGAAATAACGCTTAAAGGGGAAAAGCTATCAGAGATTATACAAGAAATACGTGATGCATTGTATCTATTAAAAAGAGACAAAATGCGTGAAGAAAAATATAAAGAATTAAAATTAGCAGCAGAAGAATATATTAAAATTCTAAATCGTATACAAGCAATGGAAGTTGTCGTTGGAGAAGATAGTATAAATGATTCATAAACTAGAGACTAATTCAAGTTTTTTTACAATTTATAATTATTCTAATATAGATAATAACCAATATTTTAAACAAAATGTAGAAAGTGGATCAGTAAAATACGAAGGCGATACTTTGTATATTCACAATGGCATAGATTATATACCATTGTTTGAAAATTCTTCAATTGATTTTGCTCCACAATGGAAGTTAGTTTTAGAATGGGCCAGAGATAAAATGTATGAAGAATGGGAAACTAAAAAAATGATGGAAAAATATCCAGAAGCAAAGCAGTCTTTTGAAATGCATTCTCAAATATTAAAAACATTAAAAGCAATGGAAGCATTAGTTAATGGAGAAAAAAATCTTGATTAATGGAAAAATCGAATCAATATTTGGACCAATGTATGCTGGAAAAACAAGTGAATTGTTAAAGAGAATTCTATGGTTGAAACATCAAAATTTAGAAATTTTAGTAATAAAGCCTAAAATAGATAATAGATATTCAGATGATGAAATAGTAACACATACTGGACACCGATTTCCATGTATTTATACCAATAAACTTATGGATTTGTTGGAAGTAAATCCTATCTTAAATCGACAAATTCCAAAAATAATGCTAAATCACACAATATTCATTGATGAAGTTCAATTCTTCGAAATTGAGGATTTGAAAGAATTTGTAAAAATTTTACAAAATAATGGGATTTGTATAGTATCTGCTGGATTAGACCAAGATAGTTCTGGTGTTCCATTTGACAGTTCTGCTTATATGCTAGCTATAAGTGATGAAGTAACTAAAATTAAAAGCTTTTGTAGTGTATGTGGGCAACCTGCTACTAAAACTTATAAAATATCCAATAGTGGAAATAGAGTAGAAGTCGCAAGTGTGGGAGTATATGAGCCAAGATGCTTAGAACATTGGAAACCAGTAAGATGACAGTTGGTATAACATTTTCTGCATTTGATTTATGCCATAGTGGGCATATACAAATGCTTAGAGAAGCAAAATCTCAATGCGATTATTTGATATGCGGTTTGCAAGTTGATCCTAATATGGAAAGACCTGATAAAAACAAACCTATTCAAACTTTGATAGAAAGATATACACAATTAAAAGCGGTAAAATATGTAGACGAAATAATACCATATATAACAGAACAAGATATTTGTGATATATTAGAAATGTATCCAATAAACATTCGAATTATTGGTGAAGAATATCGTGACAAAGAATTTACTGGCAAAAATATATGTGAAAAACTAGGTATTTCGGTCTATTTTAACAGAAGAAATCATAGATTTTCCAGTAGAGAATTAAGAAATAGAATAAAGGATTTAAAATGAATTGGCTAACTAAACTTTTTAATAAAGAAACTCCTGAAGTAGAGAAAAAGATTGATTACACCCTATCTCCTGATCCGCATGTAGAAGTTGTAAAAATTACAATACCCAATCCAAAAGACCCTACCGTTGGATATTTTGAATTGGATTGGAATGATGCATTTGTCAAACAACTTCGTGAAGCAGGATATAGTGGACGTAAAGACGAAGACGTAGTAGATCAGTGGTTTAATGATTTGTGTAGGGGTGTTGTATCTGGCGATGAGTTCTGATATAATCATACCGAATCATATCAGAAGTCCTTGTACACGTGTTTGTAAAATTGTTGATACGATTTGTATTGGGTGTAACCGATCAATCGAAGAAATAAGAAAATGGACCAAATATACTGATCAAGAACGAGAAACCATAATTAAAAGAGTAACATAATGACTTATATTCTAATTGATACTGCTAATCTATTTTTTAAATCCAAATATGTAGTCCGATCAAATGATCCAGAACTAAAAGTAGGTATGGCATTTCATATTATTTTTAGCAGTATTGCAAAATCCTTTCGTGATTTTGGTGGCAAACATGTTGTATTTGCTTTAGAAGGCAGAAGCTGGCGTAAAGACTTTTACGAACCATATAAACGCAATAGAGCAGAATTACGGGCACAACTATCTGCGGCAGAACTAGAAGAAGAAAAGATGTTCAATGAGGCGTTTTCAAGTCTTATTGAATATTTAAAAACAGAAACTAATTGCACCGTTGTTCGACATCCTCGTTGTGAGGCAGATGATTTTATCGCAAGATGGATTCAAACTCATCCAAACGACAAGCATGTAATAATTAGTAGTGATAGTGATTTCTATCAGTTAATCAATGAAAATGTAAGTCAGTATAATGGAATTTCTAATCAGCATATCACAATTGATGGGGTTTTTGATGATAGAGGAAAGCCAGTAAAAGATGCCAAAACCAAAATGCAAAAAACAATTGGTGATCCTAAATGGGTATTGTTTGAAAAATGTATTCGTGGCGATGTAAGCGACAATGTGTTTTCTGCATATCCCGGTGCAAGGATAAAAGGATCAAAAAATAAAGTTGGATTATTAGAAGCATATGAAGATATGAGTATGAAAGGATTTAACTGGAATAACTTTATGCTACAACGATGGACAGATCATGATGGGGTAGAACATAAAGTATTAGACGACTATTCCAGAAATAAAACACTAATTGATCTTACCCAACAACCACAACATATTATTGAAGAGTTAGATAAAGTTATAGCTGAATCAATATTGCCAAAAGAAGTAACACAAGTTGGTGTTAGATTTATGCGTTTTTGTGGAAAGTATAATTTGCAAAAAATAAGTGACCGAGCAAGTGATCATACTACATATCTAAACTCAAGATATAATATTTAAAATCTAAAAAATGGATAAATACTTTTATAAAAAATGAGTATTTACCTAATGGCAAGACCTAAACCAAAAGTATTATTACGTTTATGTAATGAATACACACATAAAATAGAAGAAGTATTAGCAGTAGATGGAATCTTTGCAGTATTCTATGATAATGTTCCAATTAGTTTAAAGTGGGCAAGTGAATTTGCTGATGAAGCCCAACCAAAATACAGAAAAACTTTTTTTCCTAGTTATGCTCATGCGAGAAATTTGGCCACCAGATTAAATAAACAGTTTAATACTACTAATTTTACTGTTGTTAAACTAAATACCGGAACACCGTGCAATGAAGCAGAGAAGAAATAAACTAGTAAAATTATTATCAGATAATAATCCGAATTTAGAAATAACCGAGTTCATTGTATTTGGTAATTATCAAGGAATGAGATTAAGTATGGAAGGTTATACTCTTATGAAAAAAGAATATAACTTTTACAAATTTCCTATCTCTTATAGAATCACTCCAATTCGCAAGGTAAAAT